ACCCTCATTAAATTTTTTACCACTTTGGAGTATTTTCTTAAATATATTGCTAGCTCTATCTGTTATAGATCCACCTTGTATTATATCTGTTCCTGCTGCGGTGGATCGAGTCATTTTCGGAACACCAAATCCAGTAAATCTTTTTACAGGATCAAGAAACTTGAACATCTTTCCACCTAAACCAGTTTTTAGACCAGCACCAGTAACGAGAGTTCTCGCACCAGCAGCGGATAAAAAGGCAAGTCTTAACGCACCAATTATTTTACCAATCATTGTAAATCTAAGTAGTAGTCCACCTAAACCAAGTGCTGTTGCAGTTATACCAGCGACAATGAAAGGGAAAAACACACGCACAAATCCACTTATTGCATTAACAATACCAATATTTCGTGGATCTTTAAAGAAGTTTAAAAGTTTTATAAGCAATCTTCCCACACCAAGACCTACAAAAAAACCAATAATCCTAAAAAATAAATTTTTAACAGGTTTCATAGCTTTCTCCACTCCACCTCGAATCAAATTCATTCCTTTTTTATCTGTCTCTAAAGTTGTTTCCCTCTTTCTCCTTTTTTCATTCTCTTCCCTTCTTTGCATATCAAGAAATCTTTCATACTCAAACTTCTCTTGTGCCTGAAGTGTTCCTAGTATTGATGACATCGTTTCTTTGATGTCCATAATACTTTGTTCGATTCCTTTAATAGATGCACCAGACAAAGAACTTATTTTTTCTCCAGTTGATATTCTTCGTGCTCTTAATATTCTTGTGATTACATTAATTTTTCTTGAATTACTTCTTACTCTTATTTCTATATCATCTCTTCCTAAAAATTTTGCTGGAGAAACCCTTCTCGTTGTCTCTCTAGGAGTGCCACCGAGTCTCGACATATTATTGAGAAAATTCTCATATGCTGGATTCATTTCATCCATTCGCGTTCTGTTGATTCTCTTTTAGTTTTTCTTCCTCTAGATGGGCTTGAAGCAGTCCAACATAGATGTCTCTCTCCCAAGGCATCATGTTTTCAATCTCGGTCAAACTATATTTATGGTACTGCATCATGGCAAAGTTTAATCTGAAGTAGTTCTCCAGATTCATATGAGCCATGGCTAACCGAAAAAAGATGCTAAACCCTCAAGTACAACGTCACTCTTCACTTTTGTTTTTGGATTAGTTACATTAACCACATGAGTTAATTTTGGCATCGTCTCAAAAAATGATTCAATTTCTTTAAATTGATTTGAATTCATTGAATCTAAAAAATCATTGATTTCTTTTTTAGAACAATCAGCAGCAACCCAAACTTCATCTTCATTGTATATTTTACTAATACATGAACCAATCAAATCAAATGATTGTTCCATGGCATTCGCTCCAGCATCATTAGGATCAAAATTATTTTTAATAAATTCATTAAGTGATGGGTACTTAAGTTCCATCATAAGATTATTATCAAGTTTGATTTGATTAGAATGTCCTTCAGGTTTTTGAACTTGAATATCATCCAAGTTGATACTTACATTAACCTCAGTTTCATTATCATCAGGGCAAATAAGATTTACATCAATCTCTTCACCTACAGATTTACCACGAATATTTAAAAACAAAAATTCAATATCAAATGTAGGAAGTGATTCAACCTTCACACCTTTTGTTAAAATACAAGCACGAATCACAGCTTTAATTGCGTTTGTAATTTGTTTTGTGTCCTCACTCTCAAGTGCGATTACAAGTAACTTTTCTTCTTTTACAAGAAAAGGTCTATATTGTATTGTCTTTCCTGTTGATGGTAATTCAAGTTCATAACTTGGCGTTGCAATTTTTGGTAATGGCATGATGTTATACTTCAGTAAGTTTATTTATAGAGGAAATTCAACTATCTATTAGCGTTAAATTCACCACTAAATCTTGACGTTAAGTCGTCAGTAGGTAGGGCTCCAGCACGTAACGCTGGATTTGATGGCACTGGTAAACCATTACTAAATTCTGGCCCTCTTCTGCCAGATCTTGATCCTAAAGCATTTAAAAATCTAGGAATTACCCCTCTTGGTCTATCCTCTATAAAGTATCTTGAATAAGCCATGCCAACTGTGCATTTCAATACCTGTGATGCATCATAAGAAACTGGCATTGAATTTACTGCAAGTGGAAAACAATTTACAAATTTGTAAGTAAGTATTTTTGATTGTCTTCTTGAATCAAGATTTTTTTCAAATTTTGTTATCTCTAAATTACCACGATAATCTCTTGGAAACTTAACACGATAATTAAAATCCTCATTCTTAACTCGATTAGATCCAGATGATGTCATATTTGAAATATAATTCATCCATGCTTCAAAGAATCTGATTGGTAGATATTGATCTGCATCGCAATAAAAAGTTAGATTTATTGTATCGTCATAACTTCTACGATATACGTGTCTCTCTCTGACACCGGGTATATTATTGTTTAATTCTTGTGTTAAAAATCTTGATCCGGGTAATGAAGCATCTGAACATAATATATTTAATCTTCCTTGATCTAAATTTAATCCTAACTCTTGTCGGTATTGATTGAATCCTCTCTCTAAAAAAGCGACACTCACTTGAAAGTGAGAAGTTGTCGCTGGATTAAGGAGTTGAGCCTTAACCATCGATATCGATTTTCGCTGTGGTGGGATGATAGCCATATATAAATATAG